GCGTATCCAGAAAGCTAATATTGCTACCTGCTGGTTTTTTAATTTCCCAAGTTTGACCTGGTTTAATGACACCAGCCAGAATGACTTTCGGATACAGCGAAGCGAGGCCATTGGATAGGTTAGAAATCTGTTGCTGTAATGATTCAATTGCATCATAGAGCTGGGTTTGCAGAGCATCATCTGAGGTTTCCTGTTGCTGTTTCAGCTGCTGCAGGCGATCCTCAACAGCAGCACTGAGTGCCAATAAACCTTCTTCAGTTGCAAGAAGGTCATAAAGTTGGGCATTATTATTTGGATCAAGGACTTTGCCATTACGCTCAAGCAAATTTGCTAGCTCTTCCTGAATCGCATTCAACCAATCAGGACTTAAATAAGTCGCATCCTGGCCAGCTAAATCAGCGTTGTCATGAAAGCCATTTTTTCCAGCTCCATTCACATCTGGACGAGCGTTTACGCTATCAATTCTTTTCATGATAGTTCCTTAAGTTCTTAATGTTTTGTTGAGTTCGAATTGGGAGAGCAGATCTGACAGTTTCACAAACTGTTTAGATGGGTCAGTATTAAAAATACTGATTGCTACATTTTCTAAATATGCTTGAGCTAGTAGTGAAATAGCTTGACTTGATGATGACGCATTTGAAATAATTTTTTGAGCAATATCAAGATATGATATAGATGCTGTAGGTTGTCCGGCATCTGGATTATAGTTAGGATTTGCCACTTGAGTAAAACCGACTGCATCTATTATTTGGGTAGCTCCCCATGCCTGACAATATGTTCCACTTATATAAAAATTAATTGCTGTGGGCGCATAGGCCATACAAGCACCTTTGACCGTTTTATATATAACTCCATTAAATCTTGTGTGCGTAAAGCCTACTGCATCAGACAAGTCTACTATATCTGCTTCATTAAAAGGTTTTATGTAGTTAATTCGATTATTTGCATTATCAAAAAACCAATTAGATACACTTGTTAATTCATTAGCCGCATCTTTAACTGCCTGCCATTGCTGCATATCAGTATCATGCAAGGAGCGTACAATTGCTGCTGTTAAATCTAAATTGGCATAACTGTCGTAATATTCACGCTGATTAGTTTTATATGCTGTGTAGCGGGCAACACCGTTTGTGTTTACAGTTACCTCAGGATTAAGTATCCAGTCGCCCCAAGGCATATCCACCATCCATTCAATGCGTAAATAACCTGGTAAATAGTTTTCGATAATGCAATTCAGATCAGCATTAACTGGATATTGAAGTCTTAAAAAGACCTTATAGCGTAGCTGCTCTGTATTCACTGGATCAATACATGAAGAGGTACAGCGAATCGGTTTGAACTTTTGAATATCAATTAAAGTCACACCAAAAATAGCCAAAATCTGCTCTAAATAAGCCCGATTCAATACATTTCGACTGGTACGCACCCAGTTTAAAATCTGTAAACGTTCTTCAACTGTTCTGCTGGCATTCACAGTACATTTCAGCGGTAAGCCATACTCTAGTTCATATTCGTTGATCAGCTCTTGTGGAATTGCTTCCAAAACACTGAGTATGCGTTTTGCATCTAAATCAGCTTGAGCAAACAGCTTTGCATGAGCATAAACATCTACAGATAGTGCCTCAGTACTAGGAGATGGGTCATAACCGCCCACAGGCAATAATTGACGTAATATTGATGCATAAAGGTCAGTTGTTTGTTCTAAGTTCATAATGCTGCGCTCACTGTCACAGTACCTGCACGCAACCAGTATGTATGCATCCAGTTCACAATCGGTTGAACGTTAGAATTAGGTGTGAGCGTGACATCTTCCACATTGGCTAAAGCCATAATGCGAGAAACAAGGACATTGGCCTGGTATTCTTCAACTGGGGCAAGCTCAGCAATATAGTTGCGGATCGTGGTTTCAACATCGGTGTAATTCACACCATCACCTTTTACTACAGCATTAATGTTTAATAACTGCTCTGTAGGTGAATAGACACGGCAATCAGCCCAAAAACCAGCTTCTTCATCTAATACAAGTTGGGCTGAATCAAGCAAGGCTTGAGCTGGTAAGGTTGGCGGATTACCCACTGCAGTAATGGCGACATCCATTGAACCTAGTCCACGACGCTTTTTATAAATATAAATTTTGCCGATGCCAGGAACACTTTTCATAGCACGTTCAAGGTCAGATTCACGGTCACGCGCCTGGCCAAGCTGTTTGCTTGCAAGCATACGAGCACGCCATGCCTCAAGCTCTTCTTGATCTGAACCACCAGCAATAGAAACTACTTCAGCAGTACCATTTAGGCCTGCAATCGGACTGACCCACATCAATGAAGTGCCAGTAAAGTTCCATGACGCACCAATCTGATCAGCAGTTACACTGATTTCAGTTGTGATATTCGGCGGAACGACTGTTGTAGAAATGACGCTCCAAAAATGGCCTTTGCCGTCAGTCAATTTTGTCTCAGCTTCAATGGTAATTTCAGCGTTAGATTTTGCTTTAACAGTACCGGCAGCACGCGTACCACCCAGACGCGGAACATTGAGTTCTTCAGCATGAATGTAGAGATAAGGCTCATCAGCAGTTTGTACAAAAAGCTGGTGCTGAATATAAGCCTGGTGATGATATAAACCTTCAACAATGGATGCTTCACCATCAGCACGTATTGAAGCATCTGAATCAGGTGTAATAGTTAATCCGGTCTTGTTGCGGATCTCTTGAACAATAATTTGATGTAGCTTTGAAAAAGTAGGAATGGAATACATGCTTAACCTCCCACTTGGACTGGATAAAGAATTTTTTGGCTTTCACCAGTAATACGCACAGTATCAATTGTTAAATTGACACGGCTTTTTTCAGACTGTGAAGCTGAAACTGTGATTGATTCAAAGCGTGACGGGACTAGGTCTTCAAGCGCTTCTTCAGCGTACTGTTTTGCCAGCAAAAGGTTGCGTGGCAAGTCTTTACTGCGGTTCAGCGTAAAAAGGCGGCTGCCTAATTTTGGATTTGCCCAGTATCTGCCGCGGTGAATCCCAAGGCGCTGACAGACACACTGCACATCATCATTGACGAATGCAGCATCAAGGCTGAGCAGCACATAATCTTTGCTTTCTAAATCAATCGTTGCCATGTCATCACCTACATTTGTGGATTTGGTTTTGGCGTATTGCCATTGGTATGGTCGTTATAAGTGTCACGCATTTCTTGCATGGAGCCTTTCTGATCAATGACATTGCCATTCACATGTAGATTCCCATCATCAACAAAAAGATCACCACCTTTGACATGCGCACCATCTTCCTTGAGCCAAATTGCATGCCCAAACTGGTCATAAATGCAGGTTTCACCTTTATCGACTTGAACAACAATCGGCGCGCCATCAGTGGCAATAACAATGGAGCGTGAAGTTTTCCCCTGCAGGGGAACAACAACCACGCGGCAACCCTCTGGGATGTGTGAACTGAAACCAACGTGCTGCACCAGTTCTGTTTCATCCAGTACTTCATCAGCAAGACCAGTCAGCTGCAGCAATTTCGAGCCGCCACGAGCAACCACACCTAAAAATGTCTGACGAATTTGCCCCATGCCACGGGCGATTTGGCGCTGCATAGAACCAATCATTTCTGTGCTCCAGTGGTTTTATCTTTGTCTTTATTGGATTTTTTACGTTTAGATGTCTTTTTAGCGCCAGGCTCTTTATGCAATAAAGGTTGCGCCCAGTCGCCCTGGCGTTTCATGCGCAGTTTTGTGGTTTTACCTTCAGCACGGGAAAGCATGAGGGTACGGCCATAAACAGCCCATTTAGCCGTAGCATTGCTTAAGGCATTGGTTTCTAAATTTAAGTGCCAGCCAGGTGTCCAAACTTTGCCGTCAATTGTCCAGCCGTCTACGGTTGCATCTAATGAATAGGCTTGCAGATCATTGTCTTTTTTGATTTTGTTTAGCGCGGCATCGGCTTCAGCTTTAGTTTCAACATCGCCCATAGAAATGATTTTCAGACGTTTGAACGTATATTGAGTATCACTGGTGGCAGAAGACAAAACATGGCTGCCTTTAGCATCTTGTCCTAAAATTTTAATTTCGCTGAAAACACTGCTGACATCATTCACATAAGACAGATCCAGCACGTTATTGCTGTTGTTCAAAGGCTTCATCAAACGCAAAGGCGTTTGTACACGGTATGGCTGAGCAAATGGATCACCAACCACCAGCGTACCATCCGGCTCCAGCCAAACATGCTTACCAGTAACTGCGGCAGCTTTAGCAATGGCATCCCAAAGGGATTCACCCGGCTCAACCGAAACTTTATTTTTTAGCCAGGCATTATTTTGAACCTTAAATCCTTTGAATAAACCTGAAAGCTCGCCCTTCATGACAAATTGGCTCAGTAGAGCCTCTAGAGTGAGTTGTCGTCCACTAAACACAGGCACTGAACAGTCAATCAACTGTCCAGCCAAGTCACGACCACTGATTTCAAGGCCATAACCATCACGGCTGACTGCCTCAGCAACTTTGTCAGCAATAGAAGTCAGCACCAGTTCTTTGTTATAAAAAACCTTGATGTCCTTTGCACCTGCAATATCTTCAGGTAGGGGTTCACCATCAACCTGAAACAGCTTGAAGTTCCAGTTTTCTGCTGGAGTATCAATCTGGCTATCGATGGAAACAGCATCCCAGCCATGAATGGAATATCCACCAATTTGCAGGGTGATTTGATTGCCTTGGTTATCTTGCATAGACGGTCAACTCCATGCCAGGGCGAAGTACTGCCGGATTTTCTAAATCAGGATTCAATCTGCGAATCTCGTTTGCACGAGTCATATCTTCATACAATTGATGCGCCAGCCAATGCAGGGTGCAAGGTACAGTGATCATGGTTTTAGTCACTGGAGGGCGGATTTCAATCAGTTCCTGAATCTGTAAATGAAGCT